ATTAATATTGATGACGATCAATTAGAGGATCGCATTGATGAAGCAATTCAATTCTGGCAGGAATATCATAGCGATGCAGTAGTTCGTACACTGCTTAAGCATGCAATCACTCAATCCGATCTTGATACAAACCGAATTTCAAATTTGCCAGAAAATATCCTAAGTGTGACTCGCATACTTAGTTTTAATGATACAAGCAGCGCTAGTATGTTTAGTGCTAAATATCAGATGTTCTTGAATGACGTTTATGGTCTAAGAAATCCAGGTGGTATTATTAACTATGAAATGACGAGTCAGTATATTAGCCTTGTACAGAATATCATTACTGGTCATACAGCACAGCTTAGTTATGCTCGACACATGGATGCAATTGAGTTTCATGGTCGATTAAAAGATAAAACAAAGGTTGGAGATTTTATCATTATTGAATGCTATACGAGCGTTGATCCAAATAGCTATCCAGATGTTTATAATGATATGGCACTTAAAGAGCTAACAACACTGCTTATTAAAAAACAATGGGGCCAGAATCTTAGCAAGTTTGAAGGTATGCAGCTGCCAGGCGGTGTTACAATTAGTGGTCGACAAATCTATGAAGATGCTGTTGCCGATCTTAAAGAGCTTAAAGAACGATTCGACCTGTTCTATAGCAACCCAGTTGATTTCTTTATTGGATAAATTATGCCTGTTAATCAATATTTCCAGAATGGTCAAAGATCTGAAAAAGAGCTCTATGAGAATCTAATCATTGAGGCTATTAAGATCTATGGCACTGATGTCTATTATATACCCCGAGAGATCGTAACAAAGGACAATATACTCAATGAAGATCTACTAAGCAATTTTAGTCATAGCTTTAAGATCGAGATGTATGTCGAAAGTGTTGATGGCTATGAGGGCGATGGCAAATTGCTAAGCAAATTTGGCCTCGAGATACGAGATCAAATGAATCTAATCGTTAGCAAGCGGCGGTGGATTCAAGGTGTTGGACGATATGGTTTTGCAGTTAATAATAGTCGACCAACTGAAGGCGATTTGATATTCTTTCCGCTAAGTCCTATTAAGAAACTATTTGAAATCAAATATGTTGCAAACGAAAAACCTTTCTTGCAATTAAAAGATGCACCAATCTGGACTCTCACATGTGAACTTTTCGAATATGAAAGTCAGAATATAAACACAGGTGTGCACGAGATTGATAGCATTGAATATAATAATAGTGATAGCAACATTTTTGAATATGATGCTGAGGCTGCAATTGGTGAGTTACTTGCTGGTGAGAGTCTAACATTTTCTTATCTCTCAACAAGTGGTCTAGTTAAGTTCTTCAAATACAAACTCGATGAAAATAAAAATCAAATAATTGTAGGTGTACCAACCTTTACAAGTGGAGCTCCAACTCAGTTGGGTGTTGGAACGGTCTTTACAGGTACAAAATCAGGTGCTGTTGTAACAGTTATAGATAGCTATGCCATCGGTGATAATAATGATCTACTATTTAATAATGACCGCATGAGCCAAAACAGTAAATTCAAACAAGTTGCAATTGAAGAAGATTTTATTGATTTTTCAGAAGATAATCCATTTGGAGAGCCCAGTTAAGTTATGATGAGTCGCGAATATTATTATAACAAAACCATTAAAAAGACTGTTGCTATTTTTGGCACTCTTTTTAATGATATAAAAATTGTGCGTCCTGCTGAAAATGGCAGTGGAGTTGGTACAGTTCGTGTGCCATTAACCTATGCACCAATTGAACGCTATCTTTCTCGTATTAATGCAAAAGGTCCACAAGATGCAATTAGTATCAAATTGCCTCGTATGAGTTTCGAAATAACAAATATGAGCCTTGATACTGAGACAAAACTCAATCGCATGAATCGCACAGTGCAGCAAGACGCTGACGGCAATAGCGTTAAAGTCTGGCAAGCAGTGCCATATATCTTAAATTTTAGTCTTAGCATTATTAGTCGTGGCCATGATGAAGCAATGCAAATTGTTGAACAGATCTTGCCATATTTTAATCCGACCTATAGTGTTACAGCTAAAGGCATGGAAGGACCTGATAGTTTGACTGACATACCAATTAGTCTGACCGCTGTTAGTAAAGAAGATAGCTATGAGGGTGATTATGAAAATAGTCGACGAACAGTGATATATACTCTTGACTTTGATGTTCGCGTTAAATTCATTAGCGCACCAATTGATTTAAGCGGCGGTGGTCTAATTAGTGCAGTTGATGTTAGCTATTTTGATTTTGATAGTGAGCCAGATGCAGATCCTTTGATTTCAACCCGAACACGTGCACGCTTTGAAGATCAAACATCTCTAGATGAAGGCTTTGAGATTGAATATTTTGAGGAACAATTTCCACCAGTGCCAGTGACCTATGAAAACAGACCAATCCCATAAAGGTGAATTGTTAAAAAATCTAACAGGTCAGTTGGAGATTATGATGCCATCTCCACCTCCACCAAAGATTATAACACCTGAGCCAAGCGAAGAGGTGCTTAAAGCCGATGCGCAAGATGATTTTGAATATGCTCGCATGCGTATGAAAAAATTGCTTGAGACAAGCGATGAAGTTATAAGTAACTTGCACGCTCTTGCTACAGATGCCGAACATCCTCGAGCATATGAAGTGCTTGGCAATATGATCAAACAGAGCGCAGAAATGAATCAGCAGCTGCTCGATCTGCAAAAGCAGAGAAAGGCTTTGATTAAAGGTGATAAACCTAATAGTACAAATAGTACAACTAATAATGCTATTTTTGTCGGTACTACAACTGAACTTCAAAAATTCTTAAAAGATCAGGCAACAACTTGATGTTGCTACCCGCTTCATTTCATTCAGCGGGAGGTGCATGGCACCTATTATACATAAATAAAAAAGTTTGTAAACCAAAAAATGACAAATAATTCATATAATGGAAATCCTAAAATTAAAGCTGAGGGAGTGCAACAAAACTTTTCAGCTCATGAGGTGCAAGAATATATTCGTTGCAGTCAGAGCGTTGAATATTTTTGCAAGAATTATGTAAAGGTTATTAGTCTTGATAGTGGTCTTGTGCCATTTGAATTGCGTGGTTATCAGAGTCGGCTTGTGCAACACTATAGTGATAATCGTTTTAGTATTGTGCTCGCTCCTAGACAGAGTGGTAAGAGTGTTTGCAGTGTTGCATGGCTGCTGCATTATATTGTTTTTAATGCTGATAAAAAAGTAGCAATACTAGCAAACAAAGGGGCAACAGCTCGCGAGATGCTTGCTCGTTTTACACTCATGCTTGAAAACTTGCCATTCTTTTTGCAACCCGGAGTTAAGGTTCTCAATAAAGGAAATATTGTTTTTGCTCATAATAGTGAGATTATTGCTGCAGCAACGAGCAGCAGCAGTATTCGAGGCATAAGTGCTAATATTATCTTTTTGGATGAGTTTGCATTTGTTCATAAAGCAGAAGAGTTTTATACCTCAACCTATCCAGTAATTAGTTCTGGCAGTGATACAAAGGTTATTATTACAAGCACACCAAATGGTGTTGGCAATATGTTCTATAAACTATGGCAAGGAGCAATTACTAATAGCAATGAATTCAAGCCATTTACAATTAACTGGAGAGATGTGCCAGGTCGGGATGATGAATGGCGTGCAAAGACAATTGCAAATACAAGTGAAGCACAATTTAGACAGGAGTTCTCATGCGAATTTGTAGGCAGCGCCGATACACTAATTGGCAGCACATGTTTATTGGGTCTGCTGGCACAAACCCCATTAAAACAACAATATGATATACAATATTATGATGAACCGCGAGCAGATCACTCATATATACTTGTTGCTGATGTTAGCAAAGGTCGAGGTCAAGACTATAGTACATTCTCAGTAATTGATATTAGCAGTCGACCATTCAAACAGGTTGCAACATATCGTAATAACACTATTTCACCATTATTATTTCCGAATTTAATTGTTCGTGCAGCTAGTCTGTATAATCAAGCTTTGGTTATTGTTGAAAATAATGACGTTGGTCAGGTTGTGTGCAATGCAATCTATTATGATTATGAATATGAAAATATGTTTACAACAAGCGCAGTTAAAAGCAATGGCATTGGTGTAGTCATGACAAAGAAAGTAAAGCGGATTGGCTGCAGCAATCTAAAGGATTTGCTTGAAGGTGGAAAACTACAAATTGTTGATCCTTATACAATTGCTGAACTTGCAAATTTTGTGCCAAGAGGTGATAGCTTTGCAGCTGCTGAAGGCTCGCACGATGATTGTGTCATGAATCTTGTAATGTTTGCATGGTTTGTAAGTACAGATATTTTCAATGGTATGAGCGATACAGATTTACGTGAATTGCTATATAGCGAGAAGATGATTGAAATGGAAGAGGATTTACCACCATTCGGTTATATATCAACACCATCAATTGGCAGCGCTTATGATAGTCTTATAGATAGTGCAAGAGAATGGCATAATCTTTGAAAGTGAATAATTTATAAATAAGTTTGTGAGTCATAAACTTAGTATGCACTTAACTTATTAACAAAAATGAAAGGAAAACAATTATGGGATTTTTAATATCACCTGGAGTAGAAGTCAAAGAAATAGACTTAGCAAATATCATACCTGCACTAGCAACAAGCGTTGGTGGATTTGCTGGTTTTTTTAGATGGGGACCAGTTAACACACCAGTTAACATCAGTTCTGAAACCGAACTGGTTAAAACATTCGGTGCGCCAACAAGCGCCGGAGATTATGAAACTAGTTTCTTAACAGCAGCAAGCTATTTGAAATATAGCAATGCGTTACGTGTAGTTCGCGCAGCAGATCAAAGTGTAAATGCTTATGCTGGAGTTACAGGATTCACCACAGGTGGTGATTATACAATCAATAGTTTTGAACAACTTTCAAATAGTTATCAATCACTTGAAGATCAATTTATCAGATTCGTAGCACGTTATTCAGGTGAACTAGGAAATTCACTTGGTATTGCTGTTTTTGATAGCACAACAGCAACAATACCTAATCAATTTAAAGGTGCTGCAACATACATACCAAACTATACAACCTGGAGTGAAAATAAAAAGGAAGCATTAGGTGTATATGGAACTCCGGTTAATGACGAATTAACAATTGTTGTTTATGATAAGCTTGGTCTTATTAGTGGTGTTGCTGGTGAAATTCTTGAAGTATATCAGGGTCTTTCATACTTTACATCTGCTAAAAATGAATTTGGTCAATCTAACTATTGGGTTGATGTTCTAAATAATCGTTCAAACTATGTTTGGGGTGTATCATGGTCAGAAGATG